CTTAAGCAGTCAGCGATCTGAGCCTCCGTAAGGAGCCAGAGACGCTAAAGCTATGGAGCAGGTCAAAGTCAGTGTTGGAAACTCTGGTAAGGGAGCCCCGAGAAGTCGGAAGGGTCTTCGAAGCTCGAGATACCTGGGAAACCAGAATTCTCGTTAGCCAACGACCTGCAAGCAGCGCCAACCCAAACAAGGCGTGAAGCACAGGAAGATAGGCTGTAGTACGAGAATAAACAGCGAGCCAAGAAAACACCGGACGGTTGAGACGTGCCCCGCGGTCGGTGAAAACCGTGCGCCCTCGTAGGCCACTGAGAAGTGACCCAAAAAGTGCTGATCTTCACGTACTGATACCTGAACTGGTTGCCGATCCAGTTCAAGTATCAAGGTTGAGCGCTAAAGGTGTTTGGCGAAAGTCAAACAACGCACTCATTGATACCTTTCGTCTCATTGGATATGAGTTCGACTCCATCCTTTGTCCTTCTCCTCCTTCCTCCTCTGTTCCGGAGGTCATGTCGGTACTAAAATCCTGGACGGCCTATTGGCTACCCTGGTTTTTAGGTGACGACACACCACCACAGAGGTTTAATCCCCTGTCTCTCTGTTCATCTTCATTCCGAAGATATATATTGAACAGGAAGACTGGTGATGGAAAGAAGAGAAAAATAAAGATTGGAGCCCTTCTCTTATATTCAAAGAGACTCTTTCCGTCTTTCACAGGTGAGATGGTGAGGGAGAAGGTCAAGGAATTTGGTCAGGCTGTCAGTCGGGTCTCCCCTCCTCTTCCATATAAGAAGAGGATGTACAGATCCATTGAAGAGTCAGTTACCGAGTTTCTTGGCAATAACCGTATGGTAGCGGATTATTCTAAGCCTTTCGCCCCTAGTACATCAGCATGTTATGAGAGATCACGAGCAGAAGGAGGTCTACAATCGTTTGTTGCAGAAGAAGTTCTACAAGAGACGATTGATTCCCGGTTCTTCTACGATGATCTCAAGAACATTTTTGATATGCCTGGGGAGACACTTAGTTTCTCCACCCCCGCTGGTCTGTGGAATGAATTTCTGGACATCATGTTTCGTCGTGCGATATCTGAGACCATTAAGTCAGATGGTTCTGAGTGGGACCGATTACCTGTTCAGGCAACCGGTCTCACTGAACCCCTCAAGGTTCGGATTGTGACCAAGTCTAAATGGTTCCTGCAGCTTCTTACTCCTATTCAGAAGGCATGGCATAGTGCCATGCGCTCTTCTCCAATTTATCAGCTCATTGGTGGGTCCCCGGTTGAGGACGCACTTGTCGGGTTAGAATTGAAGAAGAAGGAAAAGGTTGTCAGTGGTGACTATTCTGCCGCCACAGATAACATTTACCTGGAATATACTGAGTATGCTGCTCGGGCCATGCTAGACCGGACTGATTTCTCGTTCCTTGATCCTATGTTGGTACAGTATGTACCGTGGATCAAGGAACTGGTCATCAAGTCTTTGGTGCATTCCCAACTTGAGTTGAAGGGGCAGTCCCCTATAGATATCACGCGAGGGCAGATGATGGGACACATCCTATCTTTCCCTTTGCTATGTCTGATCAATAGGTCGGCTAGTGTCATGGCTATTCCCCGTCAGCGATTCATGCGCATCAATGGAGACGATGTCCTATTTCCCGCGAACTCTGTCGAGTACCGTCGGTGGAAACGTGCCACGAAATCAGTTGGATTAGAATTCTCCCTAGGGAAGAACTACTATTCTCGTGATCTCGCTTTGGTCAATTCCACCTACTGTACATATGACAAGGTTCTCCGGAAATGGAAGACAGTGTCTGTCCCCAATGTGGGTCTGTTGAATATGCCACTGGATAAGCAGATCGATACGGAAACCGGGAGGCAGATAATGCCATGGGAGGTTCTGGCGCAAAATTGGAGAGAGTTTTCGAGATTTTCTAATCCCAAAACTCTTTCCACCTACGTCCGACTCTTCCGTCAGTATTATCCAATCCTTAAGGGCTTCCCCGGACCGATCTACGGCCCCACGGAGTGGGGAGGGCTTGGTGCCCCAATTCCAGATGGTCACAAGTTCACCAGGAACCAGTTGATGTGGATGAACGCGCATAGACTCGGTCTATTTACTTTTCTTCACGGTACTCGGAATGACTATAGTCGTCTTTCCAAGATGTACCATGATGAATTGGAAAAGTACGTAGGCGGAATCTATGAGTGGAGAGAACCAGGATACGGTGAGGCTTATGGTCCTCTTGACAGTGGTCCGTTTTTGGACCCCTATCAAAAGGACGGTGGTTATGCTGGTCAGATTATGGCTTTGCGGAGGTGGGTTGTGGATGCTTCCTCAATGAAGCATGTCAAGATATTTGGGGCCCGGAGGTGGAACCAGTTTAAGGCTTCCCTTAAACGTGGTATCCCTCCCCTGCCTCAGGAATATATTGATATGCTTCGTCGAGGAGAAGTCTATTTCCCCCGTCCAGGATGGTTCCGGTCAAGGGATATGACCGGAGTTCGGTATGAGGATCGTGCGTCTTACCTTCATGAGATTTTCCAGGCACAGAGCAAGAACAATTAGAAGAGACCACATCTGTGATCCCCCTGAATTGGTCCCCCCCGGGGCATGAAATATATCTCATGGCAAAATCAAAACAGTCTGTGTTAGGCAAGCGGAAGCGTGGGTCTGAGAAGACCCAGGGAACACTGGTTTCCAAGCAGTCTGGTGGTACTTCCACCCTGACTACTCGTCAACCGGTAGTCCCCCGATCCTTCTCAACCCAGAAGAATAACTCTGAAATCGTTCGTATTGTGAATACGGAGGTTCTTACAGGATATTGGCCGATAATTTCCGGTACTTTTGGAGTACAGGGTCGATACAATACAGTCCAAGGCAACTTGCTCTGGGCCGCTGGTATCGGTATCAATTATTCCCTCTATCGCTTTAAGAAACTCCGTCTTCACTATAAACCCTTTGTTGGTACTAACACGTCGGGGTACTTCGCAATGTCATTTGTGTCTGATCCAGAGGATGTAACCTCTGTTGACACATTTAATGGTGCGAATACCCTTGCACGTATGGCCAACTCTCGTAGGTATGTACAGGTTCCTGTCTGGCAGGAGGCCACCCTGGAAATATATCCGGGTGACTTCTCACAAGACTGGTACGTGTACGAGAATATCGGCATTAGTGACCAATCGACCGCGCGACAATGTGCCGCAGGTGGTCTATTCTTGGCCGCTACTGCCCCCGATACTAATCCTACTGGGGTCCTGTACGTCGAGTATGAGTTGGAATTCAAGGATCCCGTTAGCAACCTTGCCAACCGTTAAGGCTAACAAAATTAGGCTGAGAAGCTTGAATATCCAGGGAGTCGTGAGGCTTCCGACCGGTGAAGGCTGCCTTGCCATCTTTCACAAGACTCTGATCTTGATTGCAGATCCGTCCTGTATGATGAGTAAATTGGTCATATGGGGTAGCGGGGAGTGATCCCTTGTGAGAACAAGGAGTTTAGGAGTGTGAAAGACGTTGAAGGTATTTATCGGTGGGTCAGATCTTCCGGGGGGAAGATCTGGGGAGGTTAACCAGACCTCCTGACCATGACTGTATACTTTATACCGTCTGGTTCCCGCGCACCGCCAAGGTGAG